GCTGTCTTACATGGACGCGATACTGCAAGTATGCGAGGATCGTGAACTTGATCCTGCAGATATAAGTAAGTTAGTATCGCCTGCAATCAAAGATAAACTAGAGGCTGAGTGTATTGAGCTCAGGCTCATTGAAGGAACAACGGCGCAGTTGCCAGTATGATGAGAACTATGGACTCTTTTGACGCTTACAGGTATTATCAATCTTTGAAACTCCACTTTGAGTCAAAGACATATGATGCCACAAAGTACAACTTTAAGACTTCGGCAAACCCCAAGTCTTTTTGGAAACGTAATGATAAGTACCATTTTTCGAAAGTCGCAAACAGATTTAAAGAAACACCTGAATTGATTGGATACTATGCATCTCACTTTGTCAATGGCACAAAGTGGATTGGTGAAATGCTGAATGCCGAGGATGTCTATCAGTCTTGGTTGAAGCGAATGCAGTCAATCGGGTATATCTTTGAACAGGATCTCAACCATCTCTCTCTTGAATGTGAGTCACTTGATTCATTACTCAAGAGTGTTGATGGTGAGCATCCGCCTATAATCACTTACTATATTCAAGAAGAAATTTCTCTTGAGACGGTAGTGATTATAAATAAGCTCACCGGCTTTATGAACAAAGCCGATAAAGAGATCACGGAAACAATTATGTGGCCAGACGTCTCTTTGAGAATCCGTAAGTACCAACCTTTTGTTCAAGTAGATACCGAAAGAATGAAAAAAGTTGTACTTAAGGTGTTTACATCATGATGAAAATGGTGTATAATATAGCATATATGATGAGTCAAGTGGATAATTCAGTAAACAAAACGCAATACAAGGAAAAAACATATGTCTTTTGCAAATCTTAAGTCTCGCTCTGCCGATATCTCTAAACTCGTTTCTGCTGCCGAACAGGCAGGTGGTGGCGAGAAAAAATCCTATGGGGATGATCGCTTCTGGAAACCAACAGTCGATAAATCAGGTAACGGTTATGCCGTACTTCGTTTCTTGCCTGCTGCTGAAGGTGAAGATCTACCATGGGTTAAGTACTGGGATCACGGTTTTAAAGGACCAACTGGTCAATGGTATATCGAAAACTCATTGACTACTATCGGTCAGGATGACCCTGTTTCTGAGATGAACTCAGAACTCTGGAACTCTGGTATTGAGGCTAACAAAGATATTGTACGTGCGCGTAAGCGTCGCCTACATTATGTTGTTAACATGTTGGTTGTTGAAGATCCAGCTAATCCTTCCAATAACGGTAAAGTATTCCTTTACAAGTTTGGTAAGAAGATCTTTGATAAGATCATGGATGTGATGCAGCCACAGTTTCAGGATGAAGATCCTGTTAACCCATTCGATTTCTGGGAAGGTGCAAACTTCAAACTGAAAATTCGTAACGTTGAGGGATACCGCAACTACGATAAGTCTGAGTTTGCTTCACCATCGTCTGTTATGGATGGTGATGACGACAAGCTGGAAGCGTTGTACAATACTCTGTACTCGTTGAAAGACTTCACAGATCCGAAGAACTACAAGTCATATGCCGAGCTTAAAGCGAAGCTGATGCGTGTTCTCGGTGAGAATGCTGCTCCAATGACGACTGCAGAGTCAGTCAGTCTTGATGAACCAGTAGCGGCTCCTATGATGCGTGAAGCATCTGAGCCAGTAGTTCAGAACACATATACGCCGGATACCTCATCGGCGGATGATGATGACACTCTGAGTTACTTTAAAAATCTAGCGAATAGCTAAAAGATTAAGGGCAGCGAAAGCTGCCCTTTTTTTATTGTGCGTACATTCTAATGTAGTCTGCCTGGTCCAGGTTTTCCCATCCACCACCTCGTGCAGAAAGATCTGTTTCAACATATACTGTATCAGACCTTTGCTCGATTTTGGTAGATGCATCCACGCCAACCGTAGCATTTCCTCCAGCAGCTTCAGCCGCTGCGGCCTCACGTTCAGTTTGTGTCTCAGTCAAATCACCACTTGCAGCTTCAAGGGCGTCGGCAGAACCAGCAGCACCAGATTCAGGAGCAGTTGTAAATGCTGCAAGATCAGATTCTGCTGCAGCCATAGCTTCGTCATCAATAATAAAACTACCGCCGCGAATGCTGCGTATTGTTTCGAATGCCATTACCTTTAATCTGGCCGGAATACTTGCAAGCCAGTTACCAAATGACTGAAAGCCATCCTTTACTTTTTGTACAACAGTATCCCATACTCCGGTTACAAATGTAAAGAGATCAAAGTCTGGTGCACCTTCTTCTTTCCATCCGAATTTTTCCATAATCCAGTTGATGCCTTTAGAGATAGGTTGCCAAAGCAAAGTATTGAAAATACCTTCCTCACCATATAAACCAGACCACAAAGCTTGAAGAGCAGCAACAGGGTCACTAAATAGAGTTTTAACCCACTCAACTCCCTTTTTNATAAAGTCAAATATTCCACCAAGCATATCAGTGAATAGGGTTGTAAATGAGAAACTTTTTAATGCTTCAGCTTCTTTATCAAACCCAAACTTTTCGAGTACCCATGCTACTGCACTCTTTACGAGGTCAAGTGGAATAGTTACAAGCGAAGTAAAGAATCCGCTGATTGCACCTTCGAGTGCCCCTAATATACCGTCTTCTTGCCAACCTTCAATCGCACCTGTAATAGTTTCCCATGCAGTTGTTATAATAGCAATTGGTGCAAATACCTTACCAACGATTCTNGAAATCTTACCGACGGTATCTTTAAAGGTACCCATGTAGCCTTTAATAACATTCCAGATATTGGATATTCTAGTTCCTGCCCCGCTAGAGATGCTTTTAATGGTATCTCCTACCGGTTTAAATAGGTCAACTAAAGCATCAATCCTAGTTCTTAGCCCTTGGCCAAGTTTGTATAAAGGTGAGTCATCAGCAATGGTAAAAAAGGATTTAAAACGGTTGATGCCATTACTAATAGCAGTGCGGGCAGACGCTATTCTTTCGGTTATTGCCAGTTTAAAATTATCAAATGTTTGTGTCATCGAAATCTTTACTGCTTCAAATTTAGTTGTTACCCANTNAGGNGTAAACAACTTTGAAAAAGCTTGAATCGCTTTGTACTGACCTTGTAAAACACCNAGCAAACCGCCAATAGTTCCGGCCAATGCAAGNCCAGCAATTCCTAATGCTGCTCCTGCTCCACCATCTGCACCAGCACCTCCTGCGCCGCCACCGCCATTATTAAGATCTTCTAAAGCCTGAAGAAGCCGTTCATTTAAACGGTCATTCTCCATTTTGAGTTCTTTATTGGCAAGTGCATCAGAAGTAATGGCCGAAAGAAGTCCGTCAAAGCTATTTGACATTACATCGGTTTGTTCCGACAATATGTCTTTAATGGATTTAAGAGAGTTTTTACCGCTATTTCGCTCAAGGTTTCCTTCAGTCTTAATGCGGTCTATTACATCTGCTAAACTAGTTTCGGCCATTTTATTCTACCTTACTTCTTTTTGAGTGCGTCAGCACCAAAGAATGCAGCAACCAATGCAGAGATTGCTACAAAATATGTTGGTGCAATATCACCAATAATGTTTGCAGCACTATCTAATCCCAATAGAGAAGTTGCCAAGATTGCAAACGGGTATAGCAACATACCCATCAGTGCAAACCAAGTCATCTTCCGCATTGCATCGCGTTGTGCGTCAGCATCTTCCAATGCTTTACGTTTAAATTCCAGGTGCATGTCCATTTCTTCTTTCGAGATATGTCCATCACCATTTACATCGATGCCTTCTACTGCGGCGGCATCGATCGTTTTTTGTTCAGCCATGTTAGCTCCTATCTACGTTGCTTGGCGGCAATTTGTTTTTGCCGTTCGTTTTCCTCTTTTATATGCTCAGTCAACATAGCAACGTAAACCTCCCTTTCCCACGGCATCATATTATCCAACTCGGTTAAGCTATATTTGTGGTGTTGCATTAAAGCAAAATTCACCTTAAAATAGGCTACCAGGTTATTATGAGAAAGGGCTAGCCGAAAAAATTCGACATTCCCTTCAATTCCATAGTATGATCATGGCCGCATGCTTGACATTTGTAAGTCACGTCAATTGTTGCCTGCGGCATATTGTCAAAGAAATCACGCACAACCAAAAACTGTGCTGAGTTCAGTGATTCAATAAAGGACACTAGTTCCTTTTCGTTATGNGTACTCGCATCAAAGACCTCATCACCAGAATAGATGGTTTCGATCGAACGAGTAATCAGCTTAAAGATCTTGTCAATGTCAGAATCTTTAGACTGTGTGATATCATGGAAGTCATCAACCGAAGGATATTTCATGATTAGTCCGGCGTCATCTGTCAAGGAAATCTTTTTATCTCTTCCTTCACTCACCCGTAGTCCGGCATCTAAGTCAACATCTACTTCAACTGAAACTTCACACCCTTCACATGGTACTTTAATCTTTGTCGTTTCACCCACTGACTTAGTACGGATCTTAGTAAAGATATACTCAAGATCGAACATAGTCAGCTTATTTACATTTACTTCTCCATCCGTACAGTTTGAGATCAAATCTTTAAGCGCATTAATTAGCTGGTTCTCATCCTGCGACTCAAGCGCAATCATAAGAATCTTTTCTTCTTTGACCAGGTATGGTCTGTAACGAATCTTGGTTCCTGTTGATGGAATATTCAAGTCATACTTTGGTACATTTAGTTGTGGCAGAGCCATTTCATTTCACTCCTATGATATAAAATTAAAAACCGAGAACTTTCCCGATGTTCCTCACTGTATTTATAGAGTTAGTCACCGCGTCAAGCCCTGTCAAAATCCCTTGGCTTGCACCAGTAACCACACCTTGGTCTTCCCAATCATCGAATGCAAATGTAATCGTGATTTGAGAAATAGTATTCTCAGATGAGTTGCTTAAGTTAATCGATGACAGTGTGACAGGAAATGCATTCTTAAGCACAACACTCTTTGCCGGAATCCAGTCATTCGATCCCATCTGTTGAATAATTAGGTCAGTACAGTATCTGTTTTTGTAGTTAATTTTTCTTTGACCGTTAGTATATGGAAAGATCTCATCGATCCATGTTTTGAAGTAATCTCTCATATAATAATCGTTTGTAAGATTAAACGTGAGAGTTACATCATCATTCAAATAGGCATAAGGTTTCTTATAACCCTTCATACCAGTAAAGAAATCATTTGTAGCTACCTGACGGCCGGGTAGTGTAGCTGATTCACAGAACAAAAATACATCTCGAGGATCTTCAAAGAAAGAACCGAGGTTTGGAGATTGCCCTTGAATCAAACGTGATGCAGCATTACCAAGAAGTGAGTTGAGATCAGTATTGATTAAGTCGACCTTCTTAGTTGGATGGCTAATGTATACAGCAAATCTATTTGCCTTGGCCATGCCACCACGACGTGAGATCGAGGCCTTTAAATTATCGATTCCGGCTGGTAATGCCATTACATACTCCTTCGTGACTCAGCCCATACGGCGCGAGCAGACTTCTTGCGGAATTGTTCGGTCGGCAAGAACAAGGCAACTTCCCATTCAGGAGCCTCTACCAACGCAAAGCTTGATTCAACGTGTTTAGTTAAGTATCTTTTAAAGCAAGGTTGAAATGCTTTTAGTTTGTTTGCACTTTTTAAAATCTGATATGACATTTTGAACTTTGTCGACTGGTCGTATCTTTTATTATTCGTAATTGACAACAACTCATCCATAAGTTTTGCACGCAGTGTGGGATGCAAGTAATGGAGGTTAAGTCCATAGAATCCACCAGGTGCAGCCTCAACCATAATGATTAATGGGAAAGAATCATAATATGGGAGAGAGTCTTTTGTCTTTGGATCATAGAAAAACATGTACATATTACCCGCACCAGGACGTTGTCTTTTTTGTAGTGCAGGATCTCTTAGTAGGCGATTTCTATTTACATCGCCAATTTCTTTCATCTTGTTTCTGAACCACGTACGTGACTGCGTAGTCCGGGCTTGAACCCCAGATCTAAATGCTTCGTACTCTAGTTTTTGTATTAATGAATCCATACCTTTATTTATATCACTTCTTCTTCGGCTTTGCAGCTCTTGGGCTAATGATCTTGATACCAAGCGATTTCAAGGTATCTTCTGTCCATACTTGGAATGTTGCACCGTTCTCTTGAGCAAATTTGTGTGCAGCCTTCCATTTAGATTGGTTTTTTACATACGTGAGTGCCTCTGATAAATACCTTTTTGTTTGGCGCGATGGCTTCTTTGGTGGCTTTGTTTCTTTTGCTGGCTTGATCTCAATCAGATACTTTTTACCATCAGCGGTTTTAAAGTATAGGTCAATAAAGTAGCGATGAACCTTACGATCAGTTTCGCAGATGTATGGTACAACTACCTCTTCTGAACCCCACTCTATAATGTGTGGCTGATTCTCCACCCAACGAAATGTTTGTCTTTCCCAGAGGGATCTATAAACTACCTTGTCAGGATCGCCTACGTATTTCTTCTTGTCTTTTACTGCGTATTTGCCCTTGTAAGTCATATAAATACCTTAAACACCTTTTAGGATTCTAATAATGGCCGACTTTTTAAACCGAATTTTTGATCCCGTACGACAGGAAGCTAATAAGCCTGGCGGTATTATCTCACGCTACCCGAACTCAGTCGATCAGACTGATGACCCATTCGTGCTTTTTACTAAGCACAAAGCACAATACAATACACGAGGCGGAAATTCAAGAGTCGATTTAGTTACGACAGACCACGTATCATTATATATGCCTATGGCATTTAGTATTAATGACAACGCGGTATTCGAGACTGCTGCAACAGGTGTAGCGGGTGGTGCTGCGGCCGCACTCATCTCAGGCACAAACCCAGCAAATGTTACACAAGCTGATGTTACTGCAATTGCAATGAACAGTGCAGAAAGTCTTGGTACTGCTGCAGGTGGTCTTGCAGGTTCTGCTGTTCCTGGCCGTGTAGGTGGTATTGTTGGTGGTATCCTCGGTGCGGTAGGTGCTGGATCTGTTGCACAAGCAGCGGCACAAGAATATAACAAAAGGGCTCAGGTCGCAGTTAACCCAAGAGAGTTTATGTTGTATAAATCACCTGGTATGAGAAACTTCTCATTTAACTTTAGATTTATTCCTGATGATGAAGGTGAATCAAGGGCAGCTGAAGAGATTGTAAAATGGTTTAGACGAGGCATGTATCCTACTGCTGCTGGCCAATATTCGTTTAACTTTCCTGATGCATTTCAGATTGAAATTAAAAACATGGATGGTATGCCAAAGCTTCCAGAAGTATTTTTAGAATCATGTAATGTATCGTTTAACCCAAATTCGATGAGTTATTTTAAGCAAGGTAACCGACCTGTTGAGATTGTTATGGCTCTTGCATTCAAAGAGTTGCAGCCTATCACTCGCGAAAACATTAATGAGGGATTCTAATGGCTTATTTCAGTAATTTTCAAAAGGTACCTTATGATCTAAAAGGTAATGGTTACTATACGCAGCTAACCAACCTTACACACTTTACTCGTATTGGTACAAAATATCTTGATGATGTTTCGTTCTATTCGTACTACAATATCTCGGAAGGCGAACGTCCTGATATGGTGTCATATAAACTTTATGGTACTACTGACTATTACTGGACATTCTTTATTATCAATAACGGATTGTTTAATGCGTTTAATGATTGGCCAAAGGGAACTGCAGATCTTGCAGACTTTGTAGAATCTAAATATCAAGGGCTGGCTGCGATTAGTGCTCCACTCGGAGTATCAGGATTTGATGAGATTGCTGGCAAATTTAACATTGGCGAAATAGTCCAAGGTGGTGTTAGTGATGCGCTTGGAACCGTCGTAGCAAAATACCCAACACTCGGATATGTAGAGATTAAACCAACTCAAGGAACATTCCGTGAAGAGGGTGAAGGTATCTACGGTACTGAATCACAGGACTTCTTGAATACATCCTCTGTGATTAAAAAGGCATATGCACCAAGATACCATATTGACATATCTACAGGCGAGCAAACAATCCGACGCACTGCCGGTACTCAACCAGTAACAAACTTCGAATGGGAATATGAACAGAACATTGAGAAGTCAAAGATCCGCGTAATTAAACCTACATTTATTCGAGAAGTAGCTCGTGAGTTCAAGAGAGAGATGCAGAGTAAAAGCGCATGAGTGAAGATATTAGAGCTACCACGTCGAGGGAGATACAGGATCTTAACTGTACTCTAGTCTCGCACTCAAGTCAGGTATTTGATTTAACTGGTAACGTAAGTAACTTTCAAATCTTTGAGAGCATCTTCGAGCATTCATTAACTGCCCAAATGACTATTGTAGATAACAGTGCAATGTTGTCTACTATTCCTATTATTGGTCAAGAGGTAATTACACTCTTTTATACGTTTAAAGACAAAAGTGTTGAATTAGCTTTTCGTGTGAATAAGATTGAAGATATTAAACAGGTAAATGATAACACCGGTGTTTATGTTCTTAAGCTGGTATCTGACAAGCGGTACAGATCTGCGGTTAATTTGTTTTCCCGTTCTTATCGTGGTAAAAGTTCAGAGATTGTTGCAAAGATCCATGAGGACTTTTTGAACGAACCGGTAAATGTTATTTCACAGGGTGGCACATCACATCGTATTGTATATCCATATACTAAACCATACTCTGCGATTGACCTTGTTCTGGAAAACACGTTTGGAGAAGATAAGTCTCCGATGTTCCTATATGAGACTGTAAATACCGGTGAGGTAAAGTTACAGTCATATGGCGATATGTTAACCAGAGATAATAACACTGTCGAGCTAAGAAATGTAAATCAGATTAATACTGATCCGGATGCTCAGGCTCTACGAAACTTGCCAAATCAAAATAGAAACGTATTTGAGCAGGTTATCAAACGTGGGTACAAAACTTTTACTAATGTGACAAGCGGATCGCTTGCCGCCTTTGTAACATCGATTGATATTTCAGCTAAGGTATACTCTGAAGAAAGATTTGATTATAAAGAACATGCACCCAATCTAAGTCCTAATCTACAAGATCCGATTAGTGATTCATTTAGAATTGCTGAAGAAGCTCCGAATGATTTGTTTAACTCAAGACAACTATACTTTCAAAAAGATGGTCTTGCATACGAGTCACCTGATGTTGGAAACATTTATCAGGTTGATGACTTGTCTAAAGCGGCAATGATGTCATATAAGTCTCGCATGGATAGTCAGTTTGTTGCGTTAGCTGCAGACTCAAATACAGATTTAGAAGTAGGCAAGATGGTATTGCTTAACTTCCGTCGTATGAAACCTAACCTTGATAACGAAGAAGATATCGATCTGGTTAACTCAGGCGAATATTTATGCACAGGAATTAGGCACCAAATTCGAGATGGTAAATACAGTATAGTTGTTGAAGCTCAGCGATTTGGTATTAATAAAGAGGCATCATTCTAATGGAATTATATTATGGCGTAGTAGAAGATCGTGTAGACCCACAACAACTTGGTAGAGTTAAAGTTCGGGTTGCAGGTATCCATACTCAAAACAAACAAGAGATTCCTACCGATGATCTTCCATGGTCAATGGTTATGACACCGACTACATCACCGAGTGCATCTGGTGTTGGTACAACCCCTTATTTAGTTGAAGGTGGTTGGGTTGTAGTGACATTCATGGATCCTATGAAACAACAAATGCTTGTCATGGGTACGCTTCCCGGTGTTCCGGTCGAGTATCGAACATCATCTGTTGGATTTACATCTCAGGTAGGTGCTTTCCCACGTGAGACTGATGTAAATGATATGCCTGCCCTCTCACGCCCGGGTGGAGCTGAGACTCACCCGTCATTTGTTAATCGTGCACGTAGCGCAATGTCTGGCATTGTTCAGGCTGCTCCATGTAGAACAACAACTGTTACACCTGATAGCACTGAAGAAGGTTATTACGACAGGCCTGAGATTACTGAATCTACACCAGCAGAAACCCGTGCAAATAACATGTACCCTCTTAACTATGTTGAAGAGTATGAAGGTGGACATGTTGTTGAGTANGGTAATACTCCAGGTGAAGAACGATTCTCATATACACATCCAACNGGTGCTTATCAAGAGTTTGATGGTGCAGGTGGATTAAGTACTAAAGCTATGGGACCTCATTATGANTGGTCTCACAACAATCGTAACATGGTGATCATGGGNGATTGTAATATNACAGTATATGGTGGAATGAGNCATTACGTAAAAGGTAATTATCATCTTGAAATTGAGGGTGATTATACTCAAAACATTAAAGGTTCGATGAGACAGAAAATTGGTTCTAACTACGAATCAGTGATTGTAATATCACAGTATATGGTGGAATGAGACATTACGTAAAAGGTAATTATCATCTTGAAATTGAGGGTGATTATACTCAAAACATTAAAGGTTCGATGAGACAGAAAATTGGTTCTAACTACGAATCAGAAGTTCTTCAAGACTTTTCTCAAACTATTGGTAATAACTTCCAGCAGCAAATTAAACAAAATAGAACAGTTTCGGTTGTAGGTGGAAATGACCGCTTGACTGTTGCGGCTGGATCTCAGTACCTGACTGTGCAAACAAATATGCTACAAACCGTAA